ATGAGTATCTACAACCATTTATTAATTTAAAAGGATTGTTAGAAATAAAAGTAAACCAAGAAGCTAATTCTGACTTCATTACGTTTGTTAGAATGATGGCTCCTATGTTGGTGTCTGATTGGAGAATGGGTCGTCATATTGAACTTATCTCTGATAAACTAAAAGATCTGGAATCTGGTAAATTAAAAAGATTGATGGTCTTTCTTCCTCCACGATCATCAAAGTCTGTTATCTGTTCTAAGTTATTTCCTGCTTGGTATATTGGTAGAAATCCTGAACATGAAATATTGACTGTCTCTCATAGTGATCAGTTGTCTTCTGACTTTGGTCGATCTGTACGAGATGTAGTCAATACAGAGGAATTTCAGAAGATATTCAGGGGTGTCTCCCTCAGAAGTGACGTAAGGGCTGCAGGTAAGTGGAAGACAAATAAAAATGGTACATACTATGCTGCTGGTGTACGTTCACAGATAGCTGGACGTGGCGCACATATTGCTATACTGGATGATGTGATGTCTGAAGATGATGCTATCAGTGCATCAGGTAGACGGTATATCAAGGAATGGTATCCTGCTGGTCTTAGAACTCGTATCATGCCTAATGGTGCTATTGTAATAATTAATACACGATATCATTATGATGATCTCTGTGGTTGGCTCTTAAAGCAACAGGAGAATATGGGAGAGTTTGAAACGATCCCTTGGGAAGTAATTAGAATACCTGCATGGCTGGACGAAGAAGCATCGCAATTGCTAAACCTCCCTGTAGGATCTAGTTACTTTCCAGAATGGAAAACTGATGATGTTCTGAGAATGGATGAGAGTGAGATTAAAGCCAGTAATGGTAGTCGATACTGGAATGCTCTCTACATGCAAGATCCCACTCCAGAAGAAGGTGGTATCATCAAAAAGAAATGGCTCAAGTATTGGGAATACGAGGAGCCGCCAACATGTGACTTCATAATTCAAACCTATGATACAGCATTCTCGACACGAACTACGGCTGATTATAGTGTCATACAGACATGGGGTATATTCTCTATGTACAATCAGGATGAGATTGGGTATGAGGATTTTGTACCGCATATGATATTATTGGGGAATATACGTGGCAGGTTTGAATATCCAGAACTGAGAAAGCTGGCACAGAAACTCTATAACGAACACCAGCCAGATGTATGTATGGTGGAGAAGAAGGCTAGTGGACAGTCTCTGATACAGGATATGCGTAGAGGTGGACTCCCTGTTATGGAGTATAATCCAGATAGAGATAAGGTATCCAGAGTATATGCAGCCTCGCCTATCATAGAAGCTGGTAGAATGTGGATACCCAATAACAAGAAATGGTCAGATGAACTAATTGAAGAATTACTAAGATTTCCCAATGCAGCACACGATGACCAAGTGGATGCCATGACAATGGCTATACACTATATGAAAGAGTCTTGGCACCTAACACACCCCGACGATCCACATTATGATGATGAAGTAACAGAAAAGAAAAAAACTTATTGGACCTTCTGATTTGCATTCAGAGTAAAAGTATGATATAATAGTATAGCAATTATATTTAATATTATAATTATATAGGGGAAATTATGCCAGGATTATCAGATTTAAAAATAAAAATTAAAAATCAACCTCATGGTCTTGCGTGGATTAATGATAAGGAAAGATCTGTCCTGAAAGCAATGGGCGGTTCTGGCAAAAGTGGCCCTATGGGTATTCCTGCTTATGACTTTACTGACGAAGATGATGAAGATATTGGTGGTGGTTTAGGCGGTCAAGGTGGTCAAGGCGGTCAAGGTGGTCAAGGCGGTCAAGGTAATGACTCTGATCCATATGGAGAAGGTATTGACGAAGACCCATTTGGCGGTAAAGCAGATAAAGGTGAAAAAGGTGGAGGCGATTGGACTGATCCTGATGATTTATGGAATATAACCTATACTCCTCCAAATAAAGCTACAGGTGATCCTGGTGGATGGGGAAGAGCTATCAAAGGTTTAAGAGATACACCCCATGTAGAAAAAGGATTAGAAAAATATATAGGTAATTATATTAGATCACATCCAATGGTTAAAGGAATAGTTAGTCTTGTTGAGGGAATTCCTGGATTTCCAAAAGGTAAGCCTCTTTCTGTTCGAGATGTAGAAGCGTTGGATAGAATATCATGGGCTGAGATATCTGGCCCTCCTAAAGACCCTGATAGAGATGGAATAAACGATGGTTCTGAAGATGAAGAAATATTATTAAAAACTGTAGAAGAAGAAGAAAAACTAACGCCTATGCAAAAGTATTTCAGGGATAAGGAAAAGACAGAAGATAATCCTGATAAATTTGGTGATAATCAAATGACACCTGAAGAAAGATTGATTACATCATTAGGAATAGAAAATAGAATTATACAACCATTTAATGAATGGTTAGCAACACAGGAAGAAAGAGTAAGAAATTTACCAAGATGGTTACAAGCAACACAGTATCGTGAATATGCAAAGAATAGAACAAGTCCTGCATCATCTTATCAACCAGTAACAGCACCAGTTAGAAAAACTGAATCAATTACAGATAAGACACCAGCTACTACAGAATTATTTAAACGTCTTGGTATGAAAACTGGTGGTTATATTAATGATAATATAGTTGAAAGGCAAATGGGTGGTCAAGCAACTCCCATGATGGGACAAGCCACACAAGCTCTAATGCCGCAGACTCAAGGTTTTAATCAATCCCTAATGGCACAACCTGCAGGATTTGGTATGCAAAGACCTATGGCTCCAACAGGACTACAAGGTATATATCCTAGACCTGGTGGACCAACTGGACCCAGTTTAGGTGGACAGCTTTTGCCGAGTATTGGTAACTTGCCCGATCCTATGATTCGTCCATTTACTTATAAGCCAGTAACATATCCTCCTGATGGTACAACTTTTCCTCCTATTTTACCACCGTGGCCTCCGTATCCAGAGCCTCCATATCCAGAGCCTCCTAAACCAGAGCCTCCACCTCCACCGCCGCCTCCTCCAGAGCCTGAAATCATATATGACCCAGAACGTGAGGCTGCTGCTAAAAAAGCGGCTGAACAGCTACAGGCACGTAGGGTTGCTGAACTAGGTGAAGCTCCTCAAACAAGAGCAGAACGTGAAGCACTTCAAGCAGAAGGTGGTTTTTACAGAGATGAAGAAGGTCAAATAAGAGATGCAATGGGTAATTTACAAGAAAATTTTGGATTTGATTATGTAGCTCCACCGCCGCCTGATCCTTATGATCCACCTGATACACCAGATACACCTCCACCTCCTGAACCAGAAGAAGAGGAAGAAGAAGAAGAAGAAGAAGTTGTAAAACTTCCTGAAGAGGAAGAAGATAATGAAGGTGAAGACCCTTATGGTGAACCCTGGTGAAAGTGGTGAAGAAGATCATTATGGTAACTAAGAAAGATAAATAATGGCAACAGAACGTAATCCTTTTGATATGATTCCTGAAGCAGAGACTAATGTTATTGCAATGGTCCCTGAAGAACAGTCCAATGTGTCTATTGAGATTGACCCTTCTGATGGCGGTGTCATTGTAGATTTTTCTTCAGAGTCTGTAGAGATGGAAGCTTCAGAAGAAATATCTGAATGGTATGGAGATCTTAGTGAAGACCTAGATGAAGAAGACTTGCGAGATATATCTGCAGATGTTATTGAAAATTATAATGCAGATAAAGATAGCAGAGGTGAGTGGGAGTCTATGTTTGAAAGAGGCTTTGACCTTCTTGGTCTAAAGCTGGAAGAAGGTTCAGAACCATTTCAGGGAGCTTGTACGGCTGTACATCCACTGTTAATTGAATCGGCTGTTAAGTTTCAATCAAAAGCTACACAGGAATTATTTCCTTCTGGTGGCCCTGTAAAGGCAAACATTCTTGGTGCTGCAACACCAGAGAAAGAAATGCAAGCCAACAGGGTTCAGAACTTTATGAACTATCAGCTTACAGAACAGATGCCAGAGTACTTTGATGAATTTGAAAGAATGCTTTTTCATCTCCCTCTCATAGGTTCAGCATTTAAAAAGATTTATTATAGTTCAACTTTTAAAAGACCAGTATCAGAGTTTATACCCATAGACCAGTTCTATGTATCTTACTATGCTACTGATTTAAGAAATGCAGACCGCTATACACATGTGATATATAAAAGTCCTGTAGAATTACAACAGGATATTAGAGCAGGTGTTTACAAAGATGTAGACCTACCCTCTCCATCACAACTTTCTTCTAGTGGTTTTGCAACTAAGATAGATAATATTTTAGGTATATCTCCATCATATGATAGTGACCCACAATATGTATTACTGGAGCAACACTGTTATCTTGAGTTAGAAGAAGAAGGTGTTGCTTGTCCATACATTGTGACTGTAGAAGAACAGTCAAGAGAAGTTTTAAGTATTCGTAGAAACTACGAGCAGGACGACCCGAATAAAGAGAAGCGAAGCCATTTCGTTCACTATAGGTTTGTACCTGGTTTTGGATTCTATGGATTGGGCCTTATCCATTTTCTTGGTAATCTCACCATGTCGGCAACTGCTGCGATGCGCTCCCTCATAGACGCTGGACAGTTCGCCAATTTACCAGGCGGTTTTAAGGCAAAGGGAGTAAGGATGGTTGGTGATAATGAACCAATCGCTCCTGGCGAGTTCAAGGAGGTCGAAGCAACTGGTATTGATTTATCTAGGGCTATAGTTCCCCTGCCCTATAAAGAGCCTTCCTCAACGCTCTTTCAGATGCTTGGGTTTGTAACTGCTGCTGGTCAGAAGTTTGCAGACAGTACTGAGCAAGTTATCTCTGATGCTGCCTCCTATGGACCCGTTGGAACAACAATGGCATTGCTGGAAGCTTCAAGTAAGTTTTTCTCTGCAATCCATAAAAGATTACATAAGTCACAAAGGGATGAGTTCAGAATACTGGCACAGATAGACCATGATTATTTACCTAATGAATATCCTTATGAAGTACCGTTTGAAGATAGAAACATATTTAAAGCTGACTTTGATGGACGAGTGGATATTGTACCTGTTTCTGATCCTAACATTCCTTCTAATGCCCATCGTATGATGTTGGCAAACATGGCTCTGCAGATGGCACAACAGTCGCCACCAGGTATGTTTAACATTGAGGAACTTAACAGAACTATTCTCAATGCAGCCAACATGCCTAACCTAGAACAGATACTGCCACCCAAGATTGAGCCACAACCACTTGACCCTGTATCTGATATCATGGCAGTAACCAAAGGTTTACCTATTGCAGCTTTTCCTGCACAGAACCATGATGCCCATATACAGGTAAAGATGGCATATCTTCAAGACCCTGCCAATGGTGCTAATCCTATAATGCAAAGGATTAAACCTGTACTTGAATCTAATATACAAGAACATTCTGTATTAAAATATCAAGAACAGGTAAGTGGTGTTACAGAACAAATGATGCAACAAGTACCACCCGAACAGGCACAAAACCCACAAGCTATTGAAATGGCAATGGCACAGGCTGCACAGCAAGTTATGCAAGCCAATCAACAGCCACCACCGCCAACACCAGAACAACAGCTTGTTATGCTTGAACAAGAAAAAGTTAAACTTCAGCAACAGAAACTTCAATCTGATACGGCTGTACAAGCTGCTGAACTTGAACTCAAGAATAAGAAACTTGAACTTGAAGAAAATGAACAGATACTGGAGATGATTGAGTCTGGTGCTACTGATAACTTTAAGCGTGAAAAAGCTGAAGCAGATAGAGAATCAAAGAAAGAATTAGCATCAATGAATAATCTTACTAAGATTAAAGTAGAAGAATTAAAAGATGATAAAGATATTGAAGATACTAAACTTAATGTATTGTCAAGAATGGCAGTTGAAGAAATGAAAAAAGGAGAAGACTAATGATGAAAAAAGGTAAGGGTTATCCAGAGCATGTAAAGGATACATCAAAAACTTTTGGTAATCCATTTAAAAAAGATGTTTGGGGTCCACGTAGCATGAGAAGCGCACTCAATGAGTGGGATGATTTTTCTTATGAAATGCCTAAACCTCTAAAAAGTACTAAGAGGGCTACCTCTTAATTCCAATGGATATTTGGGATGAAGTCGTGCAGGGCTTCAATAGTGAAATTGAAAGATTAAAGACTTCACTAGGAGATGGTTCTGCTGAAGACTACGCACATTACAGACAAGTTGTTGGTTCAATACAAGGTTTGGAATGGGCAAGAAATAATTTAACAGATATTATTAAGAAAAGGATGTATGAAGAGGATTAAATGAGACAGGTGCAGATGGGTAATGCGTTGAAAAACGATGAGTGGATTGACGCAGATGATATAGAGTTAAAGAGTTTACCAGAATTACCTGGTTTTCACGTTCTAATAAAACCAGTATCGGTAAAGAGTAAAACAAAAGGTGGTATATTTATACCAGATTCTACCAAGGATGATATTAGTTATCTCACAACAGTAGGTGAGGTAATTGGATTAGGAGAGTTAGCATATAAAGATGAAAACAAATTTCCTAACGGTGCTTGGTGTAATGTAGGAGATTATGTATGTTACGGTAAACATGCTGGTACAAAACTTTTTTATCAAGGTGTTAGACTAATATTACTTTTTGATGACCAGATAATTATGAGGGTTGATGATCCTAAAGATCTTGATCCTACATTTAATTTAGGAAAAGGATCATCTTGATTTGCAAAAGCATTAAAAGTATGATATAATAGTATAGCAATTAATTTTACGTAATACGTTTGTTTCGTAAACAACGGAGAAAAAAATGGCAGAAGATGACAATTGGGGAACTATAGAAGTTCCAAATAATACTAATGAAGATAAAGTAGAATATGAAATTGAAGAAAAGGTTGTAGAAGCAGCACAGCCTGAACCAGAGCCTGAAGTTAAGGAAGAACCTGAAGTTACAACTAAGGAAGAACCTAAAGAACTTGAAGGTATAGAGACTTCTGGAGCGCAGAAAAGAATTAGACAGCTTGTTAAACAACGTAAAGAACGTGAAGAACAAGTAGCTTTACTTCAAAAACAAAATGAAGAATTAAATAAACAATTATATGCTAAACATAATGAAGTTAATGAGATTAATAAAGTTAGTCTTACAGCTTCAGAAAAACAATTAGAAGATAAAATTCAATTAGCTAGAGCAGTTTATCTTGAAGCTTTTGAAGAAGGAGAAAAAGAAAAACTTCTCAATGCACAGGAAATGCTTAATGAAGCACAAAATGATTTAAAAGCTGTTACATCAGCAAAATTAAATTATGAAAAGCATGAACAGAAAGTAGCACAACAACAACCAGTACAACAACAAGCAGTTCCACAACAATCTGTAACAGATCCTAGAGCAGAAGAGTGGGCTTCCAATAATGATTGGTTTGGTAAAGATAATATCATGACCGCTGCTGCTCTTGCAATAGATACGGATTTAAAAGAAGAGGGATATAGTCCAAACGATGATGAATTTTATCAGCAAATTGATAACAGAATTAAAACAGCTTTTCCACATAAGTTTGGAGAAGTTCAAGAACGTATGCAGGAAACTACGTCAAGTCCTGCTCAAGTGGTATCGGGGAGTTCTCGCTCCTCTCCGAGTTCTAAAAACAAAGTTAAGCTCACACAAGAAGATATGAGATTAGCTGAGAAATGGAATATACCCCTTGAAACGTATGCTGCCCAGAAACTTAAAGTAACAAAAGCTGATGGTGAGTATACAGATGTTTATAATAAGTAGCGTGGGAGAACACAATGAATACAACACGAAATGAAACACGTAGTGACAGTTTGAGAGA